GGTGTTGGTCGGTCGCGCACTCCAAAGTTCTGCGCCGGTTGGTATGCTTGGCTACTTTTGGGGATCAACGGCTCTTGTACGGCAGCGGTGGATTATAACTGGTATTTGGTCGTGGCCATGAACGGAGGGCAGCAAATGCCTTGGGGTATCCACCGAATTTCCGATATCTATGCGCCTGGCAATCCATGGCTAAATCAGTGTAGGCAAACTTCGGAGTCTTCCAACTGCCCATCGTCCTCACCCACGAGTTGAAGCAGGGCGAATTTCGCCCGGATAACCATCAGGTTTACTGTGGACTCGATTCAGCTATCACTCTTGAGGTCTTCGAGGAACTAAGCACGCTCAGCAACGCGCCGCCACTCGTGTATTCGTTCTCGCGTGCGCTGCAGGCGCCAATCTTGGAGATGACCCTAAGGGGATTTCGAATAGACGAGTATGAGCGGCAGAGCAGCCTAGCACAGCTAAGAGAGAAGCGAAGAAAGCTAGACTCTGCCCTGCAACTAATGGCATATGCTGTGTGGGATAAGCCACTCAACCCGCGAAGCCCAGAGCAACTAAAGGTGTTCTTCTACAAGGTCATGAAGTTGCCAGAAGTCTGGTCTTCGTTGAAAGGCGAGCGGAAGACCCGGATGAACCGAGAGTCGTTGGAGAAGTTGGAGATATACCTTTATGCTCGACCAATCATCGCGTGTATCTTCGCCATTCGAGATCTCAGCAAGCAGATCGAATTCTTTGAAACTGAGCTTGACAACGATGGACGATTCAGGACAAGCTATAACATTGGTGGAACTGAATCTTGGCGTCTGTCGTCTAGCAAGTCTTCTACTGGCACCGGAGGAAATGCGCAGAATCTTAAGCGAGACGACGATATTTCTAAGGGCGAATTATCTGTCAGGAAGCCATTCATCGCTGACCAGGGAATGAAGCTATGTGTGATAGACCTCGAACAGGCAGAATCGCGGGAGGTCGGATGGCTATTCGGCATATTATTCAACGATTGGAACTACCTAGATGCTTGTGAGCAGCGCGACCTTCACACTTATACTGCGAGTCTAATATGGCCCTCCGTTGTCACCGACCGAAAGAGTGCCGAGATGCCATTCTATCGCCACTTCACTTACCGGGATATGAGCAAACGCGGTGGACACCTCACTTCATACATGGGTACTGCCTGGACTGCGGCGCGGTCCTTGAAAGTTCCATTAAAGCTAATGGAGCAGTTTCAACTAGCATTCGCGACGGGGCCAAAGGCCGCATTTCCCTCCTTTCCGCGCTGGTGGCGCTATTGCGCGCAGCAATTACAGGTAAAGCAGCAAATTACCAATTCCTTTGGCGTTACCCGCACGTTCTTTGGCAGACCAAACGACGAAACTACGTTACGAGAGGCTATAGCACATAGCCCACAAAGTAGCACCGCGATGCGGACGAACTTGGCCCTCTGGCGCATTTGGCGTTTCATGCCCTACGTGCAGCTTCTCGCTCAGACCCACGACTCGGTCACGTTCCAGTACCGAGACAGAGACACAAAGCACGCGAGGGAGATCATCCGCGATGCGATGGCACTCATTTCCACGCCGCTATTCGCTCCCAATGGCCGCAAGTTCGATGTTCCGGGGGAGGCGAAGGTGGGATGGAATTGGGGCGCTTGGGACGCCAAGTACAACCCGAACGGGCTGCGGAAGTGGAAGGGGGAAGACGATAGGAAGAGGCTAGAGGGAATGGATAGAGTGCTTTGATGCGGGCAGTCGTGTTCGGCGGAAGGGACTACCAGGACCGAGTTAGGCTCTTCTACGAGCTAGATCGAATTGGCGAACTATTCGATATATCCTGCGTTATAAGCGGCATGGCTGCTGGCGCAGATTCTCTCGCGATTAGCTGGGCCTCGAAGTGGGACTTACAAGTGGTACTATTCCCAGCTGATTGGAAGAAGCACGGCGGCAGCGCGGGAGCAATTCGCAACCAGCAGATGATAGACGAAGGGAAGCCAGACTTGGCAGTGGCCTTCCCAGGCGGCAACGGTACCGCCGATATGCTTCGAAGGTGCAAGAAGGCTAGCATTCGCACGATAATCATCGAGAAGTAGGCGGGGCAATGTGGCACAAGACTTCGTGGACCTCTTTCTCGATTACACAGAGCAGACTCCATCTCCGTACATCTTCCGTTTGTGGAGTGCGATTGCCGGCGTAGCCGGCGCGCTGGAGCGCCGCGTTTGGGTCAAGGCCCTGCCGCAAGCCACGTATGCTAACTTGTATGTCTTGCTAGTCGCCGCCCCTGGCGTTGGGAAAGGTGTCATTGATGAGATCACGAGGATTTGGCGTAAGGTTCCGCGTTTACATCTTGCTCCGGACAGCGTTACTTCTGCCTCGCTGCTTGATAGCCTTATGGAGGCAGACAGGAAAGTTGTCTACAATGGAAGCATTGCTTTCGAGTATCACTCCCTCATTGTTCCAAGTGAGGAGTTTGGGGTACTCGTGCCAGCTCATGATCTCGAGTTTCTCTCCCGACTCAACAGGATATTCACAAATCCCGACGTACTGCGTGTACGCCGCAAGTACCTCAAGGAAGAGATCCAGATCATCAACCCGCAGATGACAATCCTTGCAGGCACGCAGCCGGGGTACTTGGGCAGTTTGCTGCCAGAAGAAGCATGGAGCATGGGCTTCACACAGAGACTCTTGCTCATCCACGCCGGCAGCGGAGTGAAAGTGGACCTCTTCGGTGACTACAGCACCCACGCCGTGCAGGAGGCGAAGCTAGTGCGAAGTATGGAGGCGCTTTCGATGATTTCCGGCCAACTCCAATGGGAGCCAAAGGCGGCACAGACGTTCTCTAACTGGCACGCAGCCGGCGGCCCGCCAGCACCAGACCACCCACGGCTTACACACTACGTCAACCGCCGAACGCAATTCATGCTGAAGCTAATGCTAATCTCTGCCTGCAGCAGGGGGGCAGAACGAATAGTCACTGAGTTCGACTACCAGCGCGCCCTCGCCTGGCTCCTCGCAGCCGAGTCCGTCATGCCTGACGTATTCCGCGAGATGGTGCAGAAGAATGACTCGAACGTGATCGATGAACTTGTTCGCTTCGCGTGGCAACTCTTCCTCAAGGGGAAGAAGCCAATTCACGAGGCGCGATTGCACGCATTCTTGAGCGAGAAAGTGCCGAGCGAGAAGGTGCCACACATTCTCGCGCTGGCGATCCGCAGCGGATTCCTGGAACAGGATAACAAGGACCCGAAATGCTACAAACCGAGATCGAAGGACAGACTGCAGTGACCATACCCTTGGTAATGCACTTCACCATCCGCCACGCCAGCTTCCGCCGACGGCTCACAAACGCTCGGAAGCTCGCCAGCGGCGAAGTCCATGAAGTTTTCGAGCCCGTGGGCTACTTCGTCGTCCTCGACCCCGGCGGCATCGCCTTCCGCCTCGGCGACGAGGATATGGGCATCAAGCCTGGCCAGCTGGTGCGCCTACGGCTGGAATTTCTTTGAAGCCCAAGGTAATCTCAGGATCGAGGTCTGCAATTGCCTTCGCAATCGCTACGCAGCCCAGCTGATGATCTATCGTGCCGCGGCTCCACACGCCGTCCGCAACGTACTTCCCGCCCTGGTAAATCGAGGTTCCGGCCCAAACGTACCCGCTTGGCCTCCCATGGTTCCGGGGGCCAAAGCCGTTCCATAGCTCCCACTCATAGCACGCCATTGGCCAGGTCCACTCGGAAACCTTCGTGATGTGGTCGAGTGCAAGCGCATCGGCAGCGCCAGACTCCCAAGAGTCAAACGGCCCGCGACCTCTTGGAACATGAGTAGTGCGGTGCGACAGCGTGTCGCCGTTCCCGAGATACGAATCAAACGACGGATTCTCCCGCTCAAACACTGGCATGACCCAAAGAGCTGGCACACTGCACCTTGCTTGTAAGGCTAGGAATCTGTCTCGGTGGAGTAGAAGGCGCTTGGCGACTAATGCCGCTTCATGCGTGCGAATAAGCTGCATGGAGGACAAATCTGCTGCGTACTCCGACTCAAGCTTCGAAAAATCCATTTCCAGTCCTCCTATGGAAGCCCATTCATGTTGGTGAGCATCGTCGCATTACCATCATGCGGAAAATGCACGTTGTCAAGCGTTGATCCTACCGTTGCGTAGCACGAATGGCCATTCCACGGTACACTTGACGCCTCGCATGTGCTCATTCGCATTAGATAGTATTGATCGACAAACGTGAGCGAGCCACCAATCGAGGTCACGTTCTGCGGCGGCAGCGCGCCGGTCCAACCAAAGTCTTGCGCCCACCGACAGGTTCCGGCGCTGCCGCAGTTGGCTGGCGTACCAGAGTTTTGCGCCACATAGAACACCATCCTCGATGCCGATTGCAGCGTGAGACCGTCTATGCCTACCGCGCTTTCCGGCGGCGGATCAGTCCCGACGCTTGGCCACTTTCCATTGCTAAGCGCACCGTGGGCATTGACGACAGCCTGCATGATTGTATAGGCATAGCTGAGCGTTCCATAGCCATTGCTGCAACACTGCCCGCTTACTGCGTCATTTACGCTGGATTGCAAATGGATGCTCGATGGCGATTTAGCCCCTATCGCCGACCATGGAAAGCAGTCCCGAAATGTCTGCCACGTCGCACCGGCCGATCCGAGAATAACAACCGGGTGACCGTTGATGTATTGCGAGCGCTGAGCGTAGGTCTTTTCAAGGCCCTCGCCGTGACTGTCGGCCCCAAGAATAAAATCGTTAGCTTGGATCAGCGCCACCGCAGCATTGACTCGGCTCGCCGCCGTCGAGTTATAGTAAGCATCTCCGCACGACGCATGGGCTGGCGTCAACAGCAGCAGACTAAGAAGTGTTATAAGTAATCGCATAATCCTCAAAGCCTCCAATTGAAGAAGTATCCGCCGAACCCCGGCGCATTTGAACCCTCCAGCGTGGAGTTAGCCGCCACTGAGACTGCGCGCTCAAGCGCAGAGTAGAATTGCAACCCAACCCCTGCCGGCATTCCGAAAAATGCCGAAGTTGTGCCGATTGAGACGTTGTTGTTCGGAATGACCCCCGTTGATCCACTCGGAGTAGTAGTGCTATTCACGCCAATCCCAATGTAGGCTCCGCTACTACTAAAGCCGAATCCATTATGATTGATGACTACTCCATCTTCCACTTGCCCAACTACAATCGTCGCTCGGCATGTTGCCGAGTTGTGCAAGGCTTCCCATACATCAGCGGCAGCTGGATTCCATGAAGCTGTGCTGTCGGTTATAGTAGTCGAAACGCTAACTCGGTTATAATTATTCCAAACACCAAATCGCGCAGCGCCGCAAGAGCCCGCGCTCGACCCAAATGTGAAGTCGATCTGACCCTGCGCATTCGTCAGCACAGTACCAACGTATGTGCATTGGTTCTGTGAGCAGGAGAATGTCTGCGTGTTGGAATAGCGGCAGGTCGCGGCGGCACTATTCGTCAGCAGTCCATTGAACATCGCGAGTGTTGTCGCCCGCGTAGTTGTATTAGTCCATGCAACTGTGCAGAGCGTTACCGTGCTGCCGTTTACGCCAACGTAAACGTCATGGACCGAAGCTGCTGCCCAATTGCTCCCCAGGACGACGGAGAGCCCCACCGCATCGGTAGTATTTGCCGTGAACTGGAACATGCGCGTGCTTGTCCCATCATAGATGGGAATGAGCGAGTTCTTATACGGAGCGTAGTAGAGCGTGGTTTGAGCGCTCTGCGTGGAAGTCATAACTGGGACGCCGCTTTGCAGCGTCAGCCGGCCACCAGGATCGCCGCATTGCACGTAGATGTTCGAGCCAGTGACTGGCAGGCACGGACCAAGGCCAACGGTTCCACTCAAGCCGCCAATGGTTGAGACGCCAGCAGCAGCTGTGGAACCGAGAGCCTGAGCGCTCCATTTGGAAGTTCCATCAGACAGTAGGATATACCCGCCGTTGGCGGAGCTAATCGTCACACTCGTCCCACCGTTGATTGTATCTGCCCCGGCACGGGCAATGACGAGCGTATTCACTGCCGTGACTGTGCCCTGCAAGTCCAGTACGCAAATCATGTAGGGAGCGCCGGTGACATTTGCTGCCGGCAGCGTCCAAGTACGCGAGGCCGTGAAGGCAGCGTTTGTGAAGGCGCAGCGATCGGTGTTGAGGATCGTATAGATGCTGTCGCCGTGACCAGTGCCCTGATCACCAAAGATATTAAGACCCGAAGACTGCCGTGCGGCATTCGCAGAGGTCTGCCCGGTGCAACCCTGGGAGATAAGACACGGCACAGCCTGAGTCGCGAAGGCTGTAAAGGCAACATTGTTGGTCTTCGTGCAAGTTATGACTCCTGCATTTGTCACAGTGCAGTCCTGGGATAGGGTCGCCATCTGTGGCGCAGCGCCAGTGACGCCGAATACCATCTGCCCATTGGTGCCGACGCCTATGACCGATGGGCAAGCCCCCGCGCCGCCACCAATGACAATACCGTTCGCGGTAAGCGCGGCCGAAGACCCAATCGCCGATGCCGCTGTCCAGCACGGCACGCCGCCCGACGTGCCGCTCGCCACGGTCGCAAAGGGACCGAACAGGACGTTGTTGGTCTTGGTACACGTGATCACACCAGCGTTGGTGACCGTGCAGTCCTGCGACATTGTCGCAAAGACCGCCGCGCTGCCAGTCACCCCCAGGAACACCTGCCCGTTCGTGCCTGTCGGCAGCGCTGTACGGCCCTGGAAGACCTCATAATTTGTCCCAAGCGCGCCGTCGGAGCGCACCTCGATGCTGGAGTTTTGCGCTACCTGGAAATTTGCCGCGCCGTTGATCGTGATCCCGCCGCTGGGCGTGATTATCACTAGACCGGCGCCGAGGTTAAGCACCTCGAAGTTGAACGCTCCCGTAGCCCACGTGGATGGCACCGGCAGCGTGACGGCGACCGCCCCCGCATTGTTGAAGGTGATCATCTGTCCGTAGTCGGACGCCGCGATCGTGTACGACGTACCAACCTGCGGATTGACGCCGGGGAACTGACCCCACGAGGCCAGGAAATCCTGCATGCAGGAACGCACCGATGCCGGCGTGATGGTACCTACTAGGTTGTCAGGGAAACACGTCGCGATCTCGGCGCTCAGGACAGCCTTGCTCTTGGCGGCGCCCGTTTGAGCGCACGCCAGTCCCGCCGAAACGGCGAGGGCCAGGAGCGCTGCTATGACTGATCGGATGCTAGTTCGCATTGACCTTATCCGTCCAACCATCGCACATCAGTGCTCCGCCGGTTCCATCGCTCGCCCACGCAATGGACATGGCCTCCAGGATTACCGACGCTGACACGTTATTCGCGGTAGTTGCTGGGATTGCGATTATCGGCTGCGCCAACCCTCCAGCCGCCCCGTTGTAGGCATTCGTAGGAGCCACGATCACATTGGCAGCGCCGCCGGCATTGCGAGTGTTCCCGGCGGTTATTTGGACCTGCGTGGCCGTCGGAGGAATGAATGTAGATAAGCTTGGTACCGACCAAGTCGGATTAGTGGTGCTATATGTCCCCTTCACGCCAATCTCGATAAGCGGTTGGAATAGCGTATTTGAACCGGCAACAACCGTGTATTGGGCGCGCGCGCCAAGTTGAAGCGTTCGCATCAAGTTTCCGGAGCCATCCACGCGCATTGCGCCGAGGCGGCATTTGTAGGAGTATCCACTCGGCAGCGTCGGCGCGGCGGCGCTAAGTGCGCCGAGCGAGGCCCCTGTCGTACCATTGTCAATGGCCCAGATATTAATCCACGCGCTTGTCCCTGGTGCCTCGCCATCCATTCCATTCGCAGTAGCAGTGACAGTACCCAACGTGATATTGATCGTGTAGCTCACATTCGTCCGTGAGACGACCTGAAAGGAGGGATTGACAGTAGTAACTTGATCGGCGGTGATCGTAACCTGCGTATTCGGCGTTCCGACAGAGTTGACGATCTTCAGCCCTGTCGCCCCACAGAGGGTCTGCTGCGTCTGCGGCGCAGCATTGTTCACAAGGTTTAGTAAGTGGAAGTTGTTTTGACTCGCGCTATAGACCATACTGACAACATTTGATGGCGACCCGATAACGATCTCCCCGCCGGAAAGGGCCACTGCACCGCTGGCGGTATCCTTCACGATGCTAATCGCGCCGAAGGCACTCGGATTCAGCGTCGTCGCGCCGGTGTTATTCGCAACAGGGATGAATTGGATCACACTCCCATCTGTCCCGTTGAAACCCGCGTCAGTGACTGTGATCGCATTCGGCGTTCCGCCGGCTTGCCCGGCCCAGAAGACACTATTACTTGCGCTGGTGTCCGTGGTAACTTGGTCCCACTGCAGCAAGCCGGTTAGGTTATCACACTGCGTCGGCGGCGTGGCGCAAGCGTAGACCTGCTGCCGATACGTTCCAGTGCCGTAGATCAGCGCCTCGCCATTTGCGTCGAGGACAATAGGGCAGGCGTTCAAGGTGGTCTGCGCCGCGTCCTGCCAAGTGTTCTTGCAAACAGTGGTGTTCACGTTATACATGTAGACTGTGCCGTTGGCAAGTGGCACACCCGCGCCGCTTATGAATTGCTGCTTGCCATTCGGCAGAAGGGTCGCAGAGTGAACGTTAGCGATGCATAGGAGGGCAAGCAAGGCGACAATGGCCGTGCCGAAGACCCACCGTTGTAATTCCAAACGTGTGACGGAAGACCACATATCCTGCCTCACTGCCCTGTCCCAATCTGCCTATGCGTAGCTAAGTCACTTCCAACCGGAATTGCTGGGTTCACGCCGCGCAGCCAAGGCTTCGTCCCCTGCGCAATGTCTAGCAAGTGCTTCGTGTAAAGCGGACTATTCACGAAGCTCGCGAGGCTCTTGCCAATAGCGCCGATCCCAAGTGCCCCACTGCCAGCTATCGCCGCCGACTCCCACGGATTCTCCGCAATGTGACTTGCGAATCCGCCGAAGGAGTGCTCTATCATCGGGCTAAGTGTTGAGCCGGCTAGCGCACCTGCACCAGTTGCTGCAATAGGATGTGCGCCAGCTTTCGCTATAAGACTGCTGCTTTTCGCCGGCGGCGCTTCTGGCTTACTAATGAACTGTCCAGTGATAGCAAGGTCTCCAAGTTCCCCCGCCTTCATCGCACTTCCATATCGCTTCTGCACCGCAGGGAGTAGTTTCTGCGGATTATAATCCCCAGCTTCATTCAACGTATCATCTATAATTCGAGTATTCTTATATTGCTTCCGCGCCTGTTGCCACGCTGCATAGTCTTGTTGTGCAGTTGGAGAAGGACTACTAGCAATACTTCGCTCCCATCCATTGTCAATAATGTCTCGCAACCCGCCAGGGCCAGTTACAAACGGCCGCAGATTCGGGTCTTTCGCATAGTTGCTAATCAATCCACCCTGCTGCGTCCATCCCTGGTAGACAGACCCGGGGACTGATCCGGCCGCCAACGCGTTATCGATCTTCTTCTTTAATCCAGCAAACTTCTCATAGTTCTCTGGTGAAAGATTTCCCTGCGCTCTTGCGTCCAAGCTAGCCAAGTCTCCATTCGTCTTCGGATCAAGGCCATCAAACTCATACCTCCCTGCAACTCGTCCCATTGTCCCACTATTCAGTGCGTCTGCCTTCGCTACCCACGCTTGGTTGATTGAGTCTGCTGGAACGCCTGCATGAGTCGTCAGTGCTTTGTCGAATCCTCGGCGAACTTCCTGCTCATTCCCGGCGTTAAAGAGTTGATCCAGCGAAGTTACCGGCGAGGCCACTCCTGGAACTCTCCCCGCGCGCATCGGCACGCCCTGCTTAATCGCACCCTGCACCGCACTTGCAATTTCCGGCGAGATCGCCGACTTCGGCGCGAAACGGCCAAGTAGGGGATTTAGAACTGCTCCCGCACGCGCACCGCCTTCAACCTGATCACCAGTCGGTTCATTCCCAAGTCCACTCTGCAAAAGTCCTGCTGCTGCGCCTTCGCCAGCGCCACGAGTTGCAAGTGACCCAGTGCGAAGTAACGCCGGGCCAACACCCTTGTTAAAAGCGCCAGCTGTGCCGCCAGCGAAGTCGAGAGCTGGAGCTAACTTCGGCACAGCTGCTGCAAGCCGCGCGGCAGCCGGCGCAGCAAGATACTCCTGCCCTAGCGCCATCGCGCCAATAGTGCCAAGTGCCCCGCCGGCGACCTCTGTCCCCATTGCAGAGATCGGATTCTCCTTCGACCACTCATTCCGCGCAGCATTAAGCGCATCGAGACGCTTCTGGTAGGCTCCCATAATATTCCCCGCAGGGGATATAAGCGGTGCGACAGCGTGAGGGAAACCGAGAAGCGTCGCATCGAGGGTGTTATACCCCGCGTTCCAGCCGCTCGGGATAGTGCCCTGTTGCAGAGTCTGCCCAGAGGGGGCAAGGGCGGCATTAAGCCTTGGCAGGAACTCCGCCTCAAAGGGGTCAACAGATGACGGAGCAGAAGGTGCAGCAGAGCCGTGCAGTGCGCCGGAAACACGCGGGCCAAATTCAGCTTCGAACGGATCAACTTGCTCAGCCACCTTACTTCCCCTTTGGCAGCGCGTCGATCTGCCTTCGCAGCGAGCTATCGATAAGCGGGCTCAAGTCCTTCGAAGGGTCCTGTGTATCAAGCGAACCTCCGGACTTTCGCATTATGTTATTCCAGGAACTCCGGAACTGAACTGGGTCACGTCCGTAGCCACCCTGCGCAGCCGGCGCAGACCACTTTTCGTAGCCATTCAGTTCCTCGGAATTGAGGTTGTAAATGCGCTGCGTGAAGTCGAATATTTTCTGCGTCGCTTCGCGAGTCATATTCACATTCGGATTGTTCTTCAGCGAAGCTATGAACTCCGCCACGGCGAGCCTTCCTTGCCCTTTGAGCAAGTTAATCATCTGCTGCGTAGCGTTCTGCATCGAGAGCTTTTGGAACTCCTGCGCAGCATTGAGGGCCTCCTTCGGATCGCCGCCAACTACGGCGTTGTAGACCTCTGGCGAGGCTCCCAATGTCCGCAGATAGCCCGCCATATTCATCCTAGCCTCTGTCCCTGCATTCGGATCGAACTTCGCAAGCGCACCCTTCATCTCTCCAATCTGCTGCATCTGATCCTTCATGCTTGACACAGTGTTGCGAAGGTTATCTATGTAGTCTGCTGTTCCCTTCAGCTGCCCACTTTGAACAGGACTCAGCGCGGTTGTCTGACTTGGCACGCCGTAGGGCGCAGCAGGATTAGGTGGACCCCCCGAGCCTCCACCTGGTGCAACTCGACTTTGATCCTTTCCAGGAAGCATAAGGGACTCAATGCCTGGCCTACCAGGAGTAGGTGGAAGCGGCTGCCCAACAGTCGTCTTCTGCTGTTGCCCCGCATTTGCACCAGTCGTGGTAGTGGTTTCGAATCCCGGCCCAGCCGTCTCTGGCACCACGCCGCCCGGCTGGATACCAGGGCCAGTGCTCGGCGTGACCTGCCCAGTGAACTTATTCCTCGTTCCAACTTGCGTTCCGCCACCGAACTTCGTTGTGTAGTCCTCGCGAGTTTGACCTAGGGTCTCCGCGGCAGTTTGCTGCGCAATTTGCATTTGAGTTAGTTGCTTGTGCGCGAGCTTGGGATCATAGGGCGTAGAGTAGTCAGGCTGGCCATCCTTCCCAGGGGGATGCCCGATAGTCGCCGCCCACTTTATCACGTCGCTTGGATCGCCCCCGCCGTCGAGATGCAGCGCGTGGATTTGCGCCGCTACGCCCATGACTTCATTCTGCGGCAAGGAACCATTCGGATTATTTGCAACTGCTGCACCGGCATAGTTTCCTAGTGCCCCGGCCTTTGTCTTAGCTATGTCTAGGTTCTTCGCAACGGTTTCAGATTGCACCAATTGCCGCTGCACAATCCCATTGATGATGTCCGGTGCCATCCAAGCAGTATCCGGATGGGAGGAAATGAGAACGGAGAACTTATTATAATCCATCTGCCCATCTGGGCCGATGCTCTGCTGCGCGAGCGGTCCTAGTGCCTGCCGGGCCTTGAAGGTCTGCTGGAAGAGCGCATTCTGATTGAGTGCGTTCTGCGCCTGGGCAAACTGCCCCACCATGCCGAGGAGGTTACCCGGCGGCGCAGCAGTGGGGTACATCCCAGTTTGTATCTCAGCCATCTAAAGCCCCTGACGCTACTGCAAACCAAGCAGGGTGCGAAGCGCCTTTACTGCAATTACAAGTTGGACAAAGTAACTCAGGCATCGCACTACGCCGCCGCATCTAGGAAGTTATACCCACCGGAGCCCCAGGGAGCCTGATTATTTCCAACTAGTTGCCCTAAATCCCCTGGCGATCCAGCGTTATTCTGCCCTCCGCCAGTAAGCCGCTGCAGCATCATATACTGCATATATTGGTTCATTGCATTGGAGCCAGACCCAGCTACGCCGAGGGCCCCCGCCGCGCCTGCATTCCCCGCGCCAATAAGATTGCTGCCGACTTGCCCACCAGTCTGAATCCCGCCGCCCATCAGGCTTTCTGCCCCACCTAGATTCACCCCCGCTGCGCTCACTCCAAGCTGCGTCGGACCCATGAGCATGTTGTACTTCTGCTGATTCTGCTTCAGGTAGTTCTCAAATTGCTGCTGGAAAGTCGTTGATGCAAGCCCTTCGGCGTAGTTCGCTATGCCCTTCCCCTGCACGCCGGAGTCTGCAAGTCCCATCGCGCTATTCGCATTCGTGACGGCTTTCTCGCCCTGACCCAGCGTGAACTGATAGCCAGGAGTATTCTCTAAGTCCTGCATCGTCGGATTGAACGACTTCGTAAGCCCTGGCAGCGCGTTTATCAGCTGCCCTCCTGCCTGCCCACCCATCGAGATAAAGGGGGAGAGGTTCCCTTGCGCAGCTTGCACCGCGTCCTTACCCTGCCCGAACATGGCGAGTTCGGCGTTGGTAGCTTGCTGCGTGCTCTTCTGCTGCAATTGCGATCCGTAGATGCTCGCACCCGCGCCGAGTATTGCACTTCCCGCTATTGCCGTGGCTACCCAGGACATGGAAGTAGCTCCAGTTGCTTCGTGAAGAGCAGGTATTCTTCCTCGCTCTTCGCAATATAGTGCGCTTCGATCTTCACGAGATCTCTTTCTTCCGTGCCGTGGATGGTAGTCCAAACAGTGTCCTCGTGCGCATACGCAATTCGCTTCGTTCCAGGCGGCGAGACAACATGGAAGGGGGCTCGGCAGCGTTTCCACTCCCCATTAATGAGCACTGACAACTCGCCCTTGGACATAATGTTGAGTTGTTCATACTTGTGAATCTGGCCAGTTAGAAGTGTGCCCTTGGGAATGAAGAGTTCCCTCGCATAGACCCCTTGTGAGAAGTGATGCTTCACTGGCAGGTCCAGTTGTGGAAACCTGCGCATCTCTTCCTCGATGCCCAGTACCTTACTCCTGTCCCATACTAGGGGAAGCGCGGCTACATCGCCCATTGGCGAAACCCCTTCAATGTGTACCCTATGCAAACGTCATAGTGCGTATCTGGGTCACACTCTGGAACCAGAAGATTTGACACTTCAACGTGGGGACAGGGAACGCTGCATTCACCGCAAGGGCATTAATCCCCGCACCTGCCGGTGGGTAGACATTGGTGCCTCCCGCGCCGACATTAAACACCACCATGAATTGCCCCGCTTGCATTGCCGGCAGCGCTACGCCAGCCCCAGTGCCAGTCACGAAGGCAACGCCAGGAATCAAGGCCGCAGCGGAAGCTTGCGAGGCTCCCGTATCTGCAGTGTTCTGTGACAGCGCATTCGGCGCTCCAGTACCACCTCCGGTGCGGGCGAAGAGGGAGCGCAGGAACAAGTACCAGGGTGTAGTGCATTTCTGCTCCGCGTCAACAAGAGCACTTTCCAGCGGAGGGAAGGAAACACTGTTACCTTGGACAGGGTTGGCCACGGAAGGGGTCCCTTGTTACTACGAGCCTGCTGGCGTTGGGTCCACCCACGCACCCATCAGCGCGGTGTCCACCGGCGCGGCCCAGAAGAGTTCAAATACCCTGTCCCTCGCCATGCCGAGCTTCGTCCACTGCATCTGCCTGATGTAATTCCCGGTATTCCCGAGGCTCTGCGCAACAGGGTTGCCGAAGGAGTGCCCTCGATCGTCGCTCCATCGCAGGTAGCATTCATCGAATGCCCTCTGCACTGGCGGACCGAAGCCAGAACTGAAGCCATCACTCCACGCTCCCGCCGGGATTGCGAAGACATTGCCGCAGTCCATATCGGCTCGGAAGAAGGAATAAGAGACTCGCTTGCCATCCAGCAGAAGGTGCGGAAAGGAGCGCCTGCGCACAATGGGATTGCCGAAGTCGGTGAAGGCGTTGATGTCAAGCGAATACAACTGCCCGTTGGCGAAGTCGCCGCAGACAACAGTGCCATACGCCTGTGCCATGCAGTTCGCCCGATGTCGGTGTTCGACGCCATTCACATCGTTGAAAGCCCGAGTATGCCACAAGTTCTCCGTAGTATCATAGACAACTGTAAGGTCCCCACTTGGAAATGTGAGCATATAGAACACATGGTCCTGCTGCTTATACGTCATGCCGATGGCATCATCGATACGAGGGAGCTTGGAAATAAGTGAACTAATCGCGGGAGTGGAGATCTTCCTCGCCGCATAATTCGCTCCCATAAACACCGTGCCCTTGCCGTCTTTGTCCCGCCCAAGCCAGAATATCATGAGGTCATGCTTCGCAACGCTGTAGGGCGCAGCGCAACCCTGCTCGATGAATACCCCCGGCGTAATCGCGAATGGAAATGCCGCTGCGCCGGAGTTGTACCAAATCTCACTCGTCCTCTGTGCGCCGAGGAGCCAAACCTCCCGGTGCATCACAGCAATGGCGGCGAGTTTGTCAGGGTAGCCAGACTTCGCCGCGAAGTACGTCGGGTCGAAGTTAACCACGCCACTCAGGGAGGAATAGAAGTTCCTGGTTCCTGGCTGGTTGTAGAGAAGGAATGTGTCGAGGATGCCCGAGCTAACACTGCCGAGGAAGTTAGGGTCCCCAATCTGTGCAAAGGCATTAGTCGCAAGTGTGATCTGATAGCCCTGTGGGGAGCCATCGACAAGCGTGGCGATGGTGCCGTTGTCAGCAAAGGAGACTGGCGAGAGGACGTTGCTGACAAGCGGCCCGCCGATCTGCGTGAAGGTCCAATTCGGATCGATGTAGTAGACATTTTGGTTCAGCACACCGTAGAGGGAGCCGTTAGTAGCTTCATATAAGCCCCTCCAAGTCCCCCCGGCCGGTGTGTTGCCAAGCACCGTGAGTCCTGGCGTCTGATACATCGTGAACGGCTGCGGAGAGTCCTCGGGGTTCTTCTCGGGGTAGAGATTCGTGCAACGCTGCGCATTCGCGATGAGGTTCCTCGCGGTGTAGAAGCCACCTTTCAGCGGGAGCGGGGCCATCGCAAGGGTATTACCTTCGGCGAGCGCCTATCGGCTATTATACTCAGTAATCAACACACATCCGTTTCCGCCCTGGGCACCCGCAGCTGTCGAGGCGCTTCCTTGGCTCTGCCCGCCAGAGGCCCCACCGCCACAAATCGTCCCAGCCACGCCGCCTACGGCAGTCGCTGCACCTTCCACTCCTGGCGCTCCACCGCCCCAGGGACCGGAGCCTCCCGCGCCAGACTCGCCCGTCGGCGTTGCGATGCTTGCGCCGAAACCACGCTGCCCCGGCATTCCAGCAGGCACGAAATCGCCGGTGCCAGCCACGCCACCAGCACCGGAAGTACCACCAGCATTTGCTGCTGCACCACCACCGCCGCTTCCACCTTTGCCAATACACAGTGTGCCAAGTGACGTATCATTCCCGGCGGTGCCAGGGTTATTCCCCGTTGCGCCGGCATTCGCCGCAGCGGTATTAGTTACCGCCTGCGAAGCACCAATCTGTGCCGCAGTAAGACGAACGCGGGAGTAAGAACCGGCGCCCCCACCGCCCCCAGACGAGACGCCAGTGGCGCTTGCTGCTGCGCCGCCCGAGCCGCCGCCTTGCCCAACGCATTCCACAACTGCGAACTGCAAGTTCGCGTTCGGAGTGTAAGTTCCGTTCGCAGAGGTTGTGAAGTACTGCGTTGTAACGCTGCCGAAGAGCGTCGAGACGCCGCCGGTGACTAGCTGTGGAGCAGCAGGACCACTTGCAAGCAGCGCGAGGACGGACGCAAGAGCGAAGCTACGAAGCCACTTATTCATCTGCTAGTCCTCACTGAATCAGGCCGTGGATGAATCCGACGGTACTAAGGGTAAGTGTCGCGCAGGAAGTGGAGCTAACTGCAACGGTAATTCCAGTGGAGTATACTGCCGGCGGACCAGACCCGTAGGAAATGCCACCGATTCCGCCAGCGGCGATAGAAATGCACTCCACCATATTATTCGCGGCAACTCCTGCCGTCGTCGCACCGTTCACCGGCGCAGCGACAGCGTTGAATACCTGGAGCCAGCAGGCCGCTGTGCAGTCAGCATATACTGAGTATAGGTTCCCTGGTGTAGCTTTCAAGACGCAGCTAGATACTGCAGAACCGCAGACTACTGGGGTAATGCCGGCACTTGCTGCCGCGCTCGGCGATGGGGCGACAGGAAGCGGGAACGTTGTAGAAATATCCTGGCAGGACGGGGCAAGTTGCCCCGTTGCAGCAGCTACCGGAACGCAGACTTTCGTCGTCTGCTGGGCATTCGCAGGCAGCGGAAGCAGGAAAGCAAGAACGGCAAAAGCAAGTGCGAATTTCCTAGTCATCTTACTTCTTCCCCTTGCCTTCGGCAAGCTTCTCAATGCTTACCTTCACCTCTGCAATTGTCTTCATGATCGTTCCCTGGCCTTCCCAGAGTGCCTCCACTCTGCTTCCCTGCGCATCGACTTTATTCCCGAGGGTTTCCACCTTCGAGTAGAACTGAAAGGCGTACCACAGCGCGCCGACTGTGAAGCACACCGCAGTAATCCCCCGCTTAGTCCACACCCACAGCGCGTCGGTGACAACAATTTGACTCCCTGCAGTACGTTTCCTTGACATCACGGACTTCCGCAGGTGTACAGGAGCAACAACACGCCTAGCAAGAGGGCGAGAACTAGTGCTGCGCCCTTTTGGTCCTTTTGCCACCATTCGCGCTTACGAATCATCAACGCTACCCTACATTCCACCAGTTTACATTATCGAACCGGCCGCTGAGAATCGCAATCGCCATCATCAGGCCGATAATCACGAAGATAACTGTAAGGATGTGCGCGGGAATGACGACGCCAAGAAGGGCAAGCACCCAGATAACTACGTAGTACGCTAGGACCACGAAGGCGATGCCAAGCAGGATCGCTAAGATTTTCACAAGGACGTTACCCATTGGGAGACTCCTTCCTATAGTACCCGCAAGTCCGATTCTGGAAACACCATAATGATCCCAGTCGTGAGTAGTTTCACTCTCCAAAATCCGACTTCCTCCGCCGGACCAATGACTGTACCGAGAATTTCCCGCGTTCTGCCATCTGATCCCTTGTGCGTTACTTCCACTCGATCGAATTACTTGAACTTCTCTGGCATCGGCAAGGCACTCTTTAATGGCTTATTTTCTGGATCATTTCATATATTAGAACAACTAAGCCAGCGCCGCCAACAAGATATGCCCAACTATCGCCCACCCCCTTCGAATGTCCCACCGCAGTATCTTTCGATACGCTGAGTGCCTGGATTGTCGCTGCCATTTCCTTAAGCGTTCCAGCTAACTGCGGGTCGCTCACGCTAGTTTCTCCGCCCCTTACATATTGGTTCTTCTCGACAGCCGAAATTCGCTCGTTAGTGGTGGCGCCAAGTTTGTCCACCGTACCGGAAAGCAGAATTGCGCTCTTGTCCGACTGCCGCTCCAGGATGTCGGCGATGCGCTTGTCAAAGTCCGTCCTGACAGCTGCTAGGCGGTCCTCATTCGTGGTTCTCAGCGCCTCGATCCGCGCCTCGTACATATCTCGCTGATCGCTGAGTTCCTTGTGCCGCCTGTCCTGGGCTTCCCTAAGATCATCCTGCCTCAAAGTGTCGCAGGCACGCAGTTTGTCCTGCGTTTCCTCCAGCGCCTTTACAAGCGCCTCAACGTTCTTCGTGGGATCGATGACAGCGTTGCCCTTGGCATCGATCCCAATTCCAGCGCGAGATTCAGCCATCGCAAGTCAAGGGCAGCGTTGCGTTCGCTGCCCTCCTTCCTTCTACCACTTCAGCGCAAGCCCAGCAAGGTACGTCGTGCCGACGCCTCCGCAAGCAACGCCAGAAGGCAGCCCACTGCCGACGCAGATGCCTTTCTGCGGGAACTTCGTCATCGCGAACACATCGACGACAGAGCCGCTCGTAAGTTGCCCGAGCATCCCAATGCCCATGCCAGGGGACAGTCGCCAGTCGCGATTGCTCGCCATGCCGAAGTCCAGCGAGATGTCTTCCTCAGTTAGCGACCCAAAGAGATATGGCTTGATATTCGTCGCAACCTGGCCACCGGGAAGCGGCGGGAACGGCGGCGGCGCAAGGTTCCAAGTGGGGAAGAGCGCCGCGATGTCTTGCAGAGGCGCTCCGACCATGACCCGCTGCGTGAACGTCGCAGGACCGGAGAAGGAGAAGCCTTGCGAAGCACCGTTGAAGTTCGTCCAGCCGAACCAGCCCTCTGCAGCGGCGAAGTACTGCGAGTTAGGCAGGTTCCAAACGTAGCCAACAATGCCGGCTACGCCGATCTCGTTGGAAATAAGGGAGTTCGAGTTAACTCCCGGCACACTTGCCGCGACCTTCCCACCGCCGCCAAGTGTCCCCACTCCGAAGTAGAAGCCCTGAGTGGTGGGATAGGCTGCGAGGCTCAGCTTTGGCGGGGCTTTCAGCGGAACCATATCGGCAGCAGGGGCCGCCGTTGCAAGCAGCGTGCTTGCAAGCAACGCGATTGTGAGCTTCTTCATGTTCCTGATCTCCTGTTGGCGGTATTGCCAAACGTGCAGCATAGCACGAAAGGGAGTCTCTAAAATGTCACACTCCAGGGGAATTTGCACCCGGTTGCGGGGCCGGTGGGACTACAACCGCCGGCTTCGCCACAGCATCCTGGATCGCCTTCTGCGCCGCTTGCGCCTTCGCATACGCCTCCGCAGCGGCTTGCTTCTTCGCCTCCAGCTGCGCAGCTATCTCCACAACCCTCGCTTGCGCCTGGGCAGAGCCTGTCTTTTCCCACCAAGACCACGCAGCGCCCAGCAGCGCAATGGCAACGCCACTTCCCATCTCGACAAACTTCCCCTGGGAAGTCGCATCGCCGGCAAGCAGGCCGTGGGAGGCCAATGCCGTCCCAGCGATGGTAATGTAGTGGCGAAGCTGCCCAAGGGCGACATCTTTCATCAGTGCAGTGGTCTGTGGATCGATCTGCATCGGCGGTGCTCCTTGCGCTGTTACTACGATGAAACTGCCATTCGGCCGGAGGCCCATAGGCGAACGCCGCCCACGTCGCTGTAGCACCAGTAGACCCCTCGGAAGGCGTTACTCAGATTCACCGCGGCTCCAACTGCTCCACCGTCGATCTTGTCGTTCGCTCCGGCGGGGAACACCTGTACTGTCTGCCCGCCGTCATTCAAGATGAAGACGAGGTTCGGATTCGGAATGCCATTAGCGTTCGCACCGCTGCCGGGGAGCTTCACCGCATCACTGGCGTTAGCCGCAGCGATTTGCGTGATACCGAGCGTGATTGCCTTCGCACCTGCTCGTGTCTGCACCGTGCTCGGCACGAGGGCCGAGGCAGTACTCAGCAGGAACTGCGATAGCAGCGCGTTGAGCAGCGAACCATCGACGAGACGGAAGCCCGATTGAAAGGGCTGCGGGGTATTGTCAACTTCGGCCATAGTAGGGGCTCCTTAGTTAGCAGCGGGATTGCTGCTGTTCCGATCGTCCGTAGGGCCACCATTGGAAGTACAATAGTGGGTCGTTAATCGTCTAAGCCAAGATCAGCTAAAGTTGTTGAACCCAAGCTTTCTTCATGACTTCTAGAGGCTAAAACATTCATTTTATCGACATCATTTATCTGATTTGATCTGAATAAACATTATAAACTCCCGGCCGAACGAGTGCCTTCGGCATCTGCAAGCGCGCAATCTGCGTATTTGCCTTCCTCATCGCGTTCAAGGACGCCTTCGCGAGTTGCACATCCATCGGTTTCACTGGCAAGTCGTAGGCACTTCGAAGCCTGACGACCATATTATAGTGCAGCGCATTGAAGTAGACAAGTGGCAGATTCAGTGTCGCTGCGAGATTCGCGACCTGCGAGAGAATTGCCTTCAGCGTCAAGTGCATCTCGTAGATCGCCGCTTGCGGAACGGGCCAGAAGTACACGACACCCAGTGGAAAGTCACTATCCAGGAACACGACCTCGGGAAAGGATTGCATCTTCTTCAGCGCGATGCGATTGTAGTCCTCCCTCGCTTGCAGCACCTCCACTGGGTAGTCAATTTGGTTTGGTTGACTCTGCACGGTCTGCCGAATGAAGGCGGCCTCAAGCCTGTCCGGCGCAGCAGTTACGTTGAAGTCTCCGCCAGGGCCAACGGTGTAGCTCTGCGCTCCGGTGGCTAGTTTACTCGTATCAACTGTGTGGTAAACTAGCCACCTTTCGTCCTGCCACTGCGCAAGTAGGAAGTTGAGCCGAGTCAGGAAGAGTGCGCTGTCCTGGCCACTCGCGGCCTGCCCAGTGCCGACAACTCCGGCATCGAATAGGCACAGGTTAGCTAGGTCCAGCGCAGTAGTCATTCAATTCTACACCGCAGCGGGAGCGCCGGGGCCGGTAGAAGGCGCAACTGCAGGCGCCGGGGGAGGCGGAGCAGGGGCCTTTGGCGGAGCAGGAGGCGCAGCGGGCTTCGCTCCCGGAGCAGCGCCGAGGCTCTTCAAGAGCGCGTCCTCTTCCACCTTGCTCTTCACCACCACTCCATCATGCCCCGCACCGATCCACTTGGGATACTCGGTAGCTGGGGCGGCGGCAAGTACAGCAGGGTGAGCCTTCACATAGGCGATAACGATGGTAGTGCGCCCTTTCTTCGGCTCACCATCGCGATGGAGCCACAGTTCGGTATCACTTCCAACTGCCGGCACGATGTGCGCGACTTGACCATCCACCTTCACGAGGCTTTCCGGCCTCGCGTCATCTTGCGATGTAGCAAGTGCGAATGTGCCACCCTCCCAGGGCTCATCCTGCACCACGACACAGAGCAGAACGAAGGTGCCCTTCGGCAAGATCGCAACTCTCGCCGCGCGCTTCTTGCTCGCCCTCGCCGCATCGCTGCGCGTCTTGAAGGCTGCCGGGGCTTCGCCCGGCTTCTGCACCGGGGGTGGAAGCTCGCCAAAAGTGCCATCGTCAAAGTTGAACGAGGCGCGGTGCGCGAGCACAGTCTCGTATTCGTTGTAGTCAGTCATCTTTCAGACTCCACTTGTGGCGCGCGAGCGCGCTATGTGGGAGGCGACGCCTCCACAGGGGTATTCGCAGGAACTTTCGGTGACAGGGCCTTCGGAACTTGCACAGAGGAAGTCTTCGCAGAAGTGCCGCTCAGGGCAGCCAACTGTGCGCGAAGCTCCGCAAGTTCATCCCTCTGACTTGCGACCTCCGCGGCGAGCTTATTCTTCTCCACGAGCACAGGGTCGCTTTCGAGACTTACACCGGGGACAGACTCACTTAGCAATGCGAGTTCCTCCCGCTGGTTCCCGACGATCTTATCGAGCTTGGAGCCATCCGCACCGAGCACTGTGATGCGCTTCGGATACTCCATGTAGGGGCGCGGCCGGCCCTCTGGATCGAAGGGGCCAATTTTGCCTTCGCTCGTGAGTCGTTCGTAGATTTTCAACATCAGCGGTGCTCCTTATGTTTGGCGGCGCGCTTCGGCAACTTGCCGCCCTTGTCAGCCTTCAAGAATTCCCTCCCGACCTTCTTCGGAATGCCCAGGGTAGACTTCCCGCCCGCCGCCGCTCCCATTGCTCTCCGCTGTGCTTCACTTCTTGGCGGCATTATTCGTCTCCTTCGAGTTCCTCATTATGTTTCCTGTGCTTGGCAGCAACAGGGACTCGGGAGGAACCCAGTCCCTGTTGCGCCACGCCCAAGCCCCCACCGCCGAAGTCAGGGCAGAGCGAGGGGAGGAACTATGTTCGTCGTGGCCCAAATATGTCCTCAAGGCAAGTTGGTTGTTTCAACTTGTTGATCTTTGTCCAAACTGGTGGAGGTGGCGGTGTTCCTTCTCCTACTCCATCTCCGGTGCTAGAAAACTTCCCGTAGTATTTCCTAGCACCTTCCTCGTATGCAGAAGCAGCTTCTTCCTTGGTATTGAAGTGACCTAGCGAAACTGGCCGGCCATCGACTTGAATGCGCGCTTGCCACTTCAAGTTATCCCTTCGCTGCCTAACTCCCTTAATTCCAGCTTCGTTGTTTGCGTTTGTCTTCGCGTTATGGCGGTTCTGAGCGCGAGTACAAGGGCGAATGTTTGTCAAGCAATCGTTAGTTGGGTTCCTGTCCTCATGGTCCATTCGTCTCGGATATTCGCCGTGAACATAGTACCAGATAAGTCCAGTGTTACAGTACTTTATTCCGTCGATCTCAACGTAGCGGTAGCCTTTCAAGTTGACTGTTCCAGCAATTGCACCAGGAGCTACATTTCGACTATTACCCTTGATCCAGTACAAAAGCCCCTTTTCTGGATCGCATCGAAACAGTTCCTTCAACTTCTCATGCGAGATGTGTATTCCCACTGCATCCTCCATTATAACGGGATTGCACTTTCGCACGCGCCCGTTATAATGGCAACATCAAAATTGGACCCACCACCTTACAACAGGTCAGGTATGGCCACTGCCCATTCTGGCCTAACGTAAAGTACACCCCAGAGCACATCTAATCTGGTTATAAATTGATCGCTCTTGATGTCGTAGGCAGAAATCATCCTCATGGAGATTCCATCGTAGGACTCCCTCGCCGCCTCATGCACGCCCCTCGGCAACTCCAAGTCCGCCGTCGCCATCGTGATGGCCTCGGGCACGAAAGCGAAGTTCTTCCGATAGACCGCGCTCGCGAGTGTGGCCGGGATGATATTCGCCGCGTTGGCAGGCGACACGTCCACGGTCTGGTACTGCACAGGTGTTGGGCCGGCAGCTGCGGGAATGAGTGCCGGGTAGATATTCATCGTCGTGCCGCCATTCGCAACAGCGGTCGTGAGGACGAATTGCATAGCGGTTTGCGTGCTGACCTTCGTGATCCGGTTCACGGAGTTCACACCTGAGATCGTTACAATGTCGCCGAGGGCATACGTGCCAGCCAGGGCATTAATCGTGATCTGCAGGCCCGTTTGCGCCGCGCCATTTACAGTCGCAGAGGTAGCCTGGGCAGACGTGTATGCGCCAGTGGTGTGCTTGATAACTGTTTGATCCGAGTACCAGTCGAAGCCCAGGGTATCTTCGGCAAGCTGGCCCTTCTTGTACTGGTCGCCGATCTTCTGGCCAGGATTCAGGAGCCCGGCGAGGCTCGCGACGCTGCGCGCCATCGTGATCGGGTCGATGATGATCTTGCGGCGACCTCGGGGCGCAGAGTTGAGGTCCAGGATCGCTCCGGCAGTCAGCCAAGTCTGGGCAACTGGCGTCAGAACGTTCCCTGCGCCGTCGAAATTCCCGGCAAGCCTCGCAACACCCCCTTCCACCCCCGCCATGATGTTCGCTGCCACGTCGCCGCAGAGGTTATTCACCATCGGGGCAAGCACTCGGCGGGAGAAGTCATCCAGGGACATTGTACGATCGACGCTGGAGTACGCAACG